ACAGGCTTCCGCAGCTGCAGGGCTGAGTTTTACCGGGGTAATTTCTGCGGTTAACTCGCTCAGCGGCTCCAGCACGTCGAACGCGATGGAAAAAGCAATCGTTGCGGAAGTGCATCTGCTGGTAAGAGTTGGTATCACGTACACGGACGGAAGCCATCGGTCGGTGAGCGGTAATGCTCCGGCAGGATATAGCGACATCAGTACGCTGTTTAATTTGGCGACCGGCGACGAAATCATGGCGATTACCGTAGAAACATTCAACGCGGCCACATACACGGAAACGGATCCGCAAACGCAGGTCACGACCGTTAAAAATACGTACCTGAACAGCTGGACGGCATCATATACATCGACGGCCAGCACTGTGGTGACCAAGCTGGGTGCATTGGCGGCATGGTGTAATGGTCAGGGCATGGGCAATAGTTTACAGACTTTGCTGCAACCGAAAGAGATAGCCAGCGTTCCGGATCGGGCCGAGATGTCTCAGGTAATTTACATTGACCGGAAGGCTAAGGATGTCATCCTGGCATATGAGCTGGACGTATTGATTCCGGAGGTGGTGAGCTGATGGCCAGACCGACTACTTCGGCGAAATTAAGCAGGGGACATTTGACCAAGACAAAGAAGGCTATCAGGGTGGAAATTGAAAACAGGATGAAGGGCGGCGCATTCGATGAGACCGTACCGGCGGAGTTCACCGTGGACGAGGCAAAAGCGTATATGTGGTTATGCTCTGTGCTGGCTCCGGCGGATATCCTGGGTGAACCTGACCGGGAGACGGTGAAGCTGGCCGCGATCACGATCGCCAGGATAAATCAGCTGGATGATTTAATCAGAAAACAGCCTGAGCTTCTGACCGATAAAGATGTTAATGCCATCCGGAAAACGTATATTGACCAGTATGGTAAATTCTGTAAAGAGTTATGTCTGTCTCCGGGAGCACGCAGCAAGATCGGTTCGTTGATGGCGAATTCCAAAAAGGCGGAAGACCCGCTGATTAAGGTCTTAAATGCTTAAAAATCCCGCATATAAGTATGCGAAGGACGTCTGCAGCGGCACGATTAACGCTCCCAAGTATGTGAAGCTGCAGTGTAAAGAGTTCCTGAACATTGCGGACGATAAAACAAAAAAATACGTGATTGATACTGACCGAGTAGACAAGATAGAACGTCTGCTGGGTCTTTTTGTTATGCCGAAAGGGTTATCTGCAGGGCAGACGGTAAAAAGTGCGCTGTCCGGCTTCCAGTGGCTGTTGCTGGTGGCGGTGCTGTGTACGGTTTACCGGGATAATCCGGCAAAGCGCAGATATGAGCGCGCCATATTCGAGATCTGCCGTAAAAACGGTAAGACCTTCCTGGTGGCCGTCGTCTTCCTACTGCTATTTTTCTTGGAACCTAAGCTTTCAAGGTTTTACTCCGTGGCACCGGATGGCGCCCTCAGCAGGGAAGTCAAGACGGCCATTCAGGACATCATAAAGGTGAGTCCTGCGTTGAGTGGAGAGTATAACGGGAAGCTAAAGTTCAAAGTGCTGCGCGATTCTATTAAGTGCAGTCTGACGGATTCTGAGTATTTCCCGCTGAACTATTCCACCAGCCGGTTAGATGGTAAGCTTCCGAACGTGTTCCTGGTGGATGAGGCCGGGGCATTACCAAATCCGTATGCCATCGAAGCAATGGCTTCAGGGCAGTTAACCATCCTTAATAAGTTAGGATTTGTCATCAGCACAAAATACCCAAGCATTCAAAATCCATTCGAGGATGAGGTTGGTTATGCCAAACAGGTGCTGGATGGCGTTGTGGATGACGATACGCTGTTTGCGTTGCTTTATGAGCCGGATAACAAGACGGACTGGATGACGGACAACGGAATCCTGGAACAGTCGAACCCGTTGGCGCAGGATGTTCCGGAAATCATGGAAGACCTGAAGAAAAAACGCAACCAGGCAATCGAGGTTGCGTCCCGCCGTGAAAACTTTCTGTGCAAACACTGCAATATTATTTATGCCGGAGTCGGTACGGAATCTTATATTTCCGTGAGTGATCTGCAGGCCTGCCGGTCATCGGATCCAATAGAGTGGGAAGGCAAGGAAGTCTATCTGGGTGTGGACCTGTCCATGAGCAATGATAACTGCTCTGTGGCAATGTGCGCGTGGGATGCCGAAAATGAGCGGGTAATGTTCCGTACCATGGCATTTATCCCGGAAGGGCGTATCGAGGAGAAGTCCAGAGCTGAAAAGCTGAACTATACCGACATGATAAACGCGGGCTGGTGTGTGGCCTGTGGCGATAGGACGGTCGATTATAGCGTTATTGAGGCTTATGTATTGAATCTCGAAAAGAATCTGGGCGTAAAGATACACAGCATTGGTTATGACCGGTATAACGCCATCAGTTCCGCCCAGAAATTTGAAGAGGCGGGCTATGTAACGGTGGAAATCCGGCAGCATAGCAGCGTGTTGCACCCGCCCACGAAGTGGTTATCTGAACTCATAGAGAATGGCAAAGTCTTATATGAGCCGGATAAGTTGCTGGAGGCGAACTTCCAGAACGCTCGCTGCCAGTACGATACCAACATGAACAGATACGTTAATAAGAAAAAGAGCAGCGGTAAGGTCGATGAGGTTGTCGCCCTTATCAATGCTCTTTATCTTTTACAGCAGAACGTCATCCTGGACACCTATATGGACTGGGTTGTCCAGTATTGACGGGAAAGGAGGTAAATATGTCAATATTCGATTACTTCCGCAAAAAAGAAGAGACAAGAAGCGATTCGCTGGCTGATTTATTAGACGCGAAACGCAGGGATGCCGGAACGATTACCAAGGTCAATGCGCTGAACATTCCTGCCGTGGCCGCCAGCGTGGATTGGATCGCTTCCACTGTTTCCACACTGCCGATCCGGCTCTACCAGAAGACCGACGGCAGGGTTGAGGAGATGGAGGATGATTACCGTCTGAAACTGCTGAACCGGGAGACCGGCGACCTGCTGGATGCGGTGCAGTTCAAACGTGCGCTGGTATCAGATATGCTGCTTGACGGTACCGGCTGGGCGTATGTGGAGAAGTCCGGCAACAAAATCAAAGGACTTTACTATGTGGATTCCGTGTTTGTTAATGTCACTACCAACAACGACCCCATTCACAAAGCCGTTCGCATCCTGGTAAATGGCAGGGAGTACCGCGATTTTGAGATGATGCGGGTGACCCGGAACACGAATAACGGTGTTACCGGTCTGGGAATGCTGCATCAGTACCCGCTGTTGTTCAATACCATGTATAACAGCCTGAAATATGAGAATAATGCTGTTTCGAGCGGTACAAAACGCGGATTTTTGAAATCCGAGCGCCGATTGGAGCCGGAAGCGTTGGAACGACTGAAAACTGCATGGAGACGGCTGACGGAAACCGGGAATGATTCCGATTCCGTCATGGTGCTGAACCAGGGGCTGTCTTTTGAGGCTATCAACTCCACAGCCACTGACAATCAGCTGAACCAGAGCAAGGAAGCCAACAGCGACCTTGTGTATAATGCCTTCGGCCTGTCAGCCGGGCTGTTTTCCGAGAGTGCAGGGCAGGAAGTTTACCTACGCTCGGTAAAAACTGCTATTTTACCTGTCGTGGCATCACTTAATGCGGCGCTTAACAAGTTCCTGCTGTTGGAACGTGAGAAAAAGGACTACTATTTCGCGGCCGATACGTCCGAACTGCTGAAGGCCAGCATTCTCGAACGGTATCAGGGTTACGAAATTGGGGTCAAGAATGGCTGGTTGCAGATAGATGAAATCCGTGCCAGGGAAAATATGGAACCGCTGAACCTCGACTTTGTCAAGTTGGGGCTGGGCGACGTCCTGTATTACCCGGGAACGAAGGAAGTCTACACTGTGAATACCGGCGCCAGTGTTCAGGTTGGCGAATCTGGCGCAAACTCTTCGGGAAAGGAGGTAGGCATGAATGAAGATTCAGATCAGATCTGATGGCTCTGCCGTCATCGAGGGCTATGTCAACGTAGTCGAACGTAAAAGCAGAGTGCTGAGGGATGTGGCGGGAGATTTCATTGAAATTGTCCGTGCCGGAACTTTCCAGAGAGCATTAGAGGCCAATCCGGACGTCGGTCTTATGTTTGACCATGTCCGCAACCTGGGCAGCCAGGCTGATGGAGTGCTGGAACTGCAGGAAGATGCGGTTGGGTTGCATGCCCGTGCTCTGGTCAGTGATACCGAAGTCATTGACAAGGCGCGGTCCGGACAGCTGCGCGGCTGGTCGTTCGGCTTCCGCGTCCTGGACGATTCCTGGACAGAAGACGACGGCATGAGGATTCGCACGCTGAACGGCATCGACCTACGGGAAGTCAGCATTCTGGATGTGACGCCTGCATACATTGCCACAAGCATTGAAATGCGGGATGATGCGACGTCCCTGCTGGAGTTCCGTATGGCTGACGAGCCTCTGGAAGTAACAGAGGAACCGAAGCCGGAGCCGGATCCAGAACCAGAACAGTTTATTAATGCGGACTTGTATCGTAAAAAATTAGAACTTTTGAAACTCAAATAGGAGGAGTAGACATGAAAGAACTCATGGAGAAGCGTGTGGAACTGATGGATCAGATGAACGCCATCGTTACCGCTGCCGAAACCGAAACCCGGTCCCTGACTGCCGAAGAGGCCGAAAAATTTGATGCTTGCAAGGCAGAAATTGAAGCTATCGACAAAACTATCAAAGCGAAAGAGGAGGCTCGCAACATGGAAAAATTTGAAACCCCGGCTGTAGCTCCGGAAATCTCTGTTGAAGAAAAAGAATATCGTGCATTTGACAAAATGCTGCGTGGCATGAGCGACGCGGAAATCCGTGCCAACATGGTTGACGGTTCCAGCGGAGTTGTACTGCCGAAAACCATCTCCCAGAAAATCCTGGCTGCTGTTAAAACCATCAGCCCGATTCTGGAAAAGGCTGACCTGTACGAAATTAAAGGCACCTTAGTATTCCCCAAATATGACGAAAGCTCCAACGCCATCGCGGCTGCTTATGCTTCCGAATTTACCGACCTGACCGCCAACAGCGGCAACTTCGTAACCGTGTCCCTGGGCCAGAATCTGGCAGGCGCCATGGTTAAGATCTCTCGCAGCCTGATTAACAACGCTTCCTTCGACGTTGTTGGTTATGCTATCCAGAAGACTGCTGAAGCTATCGCAAAATTCCTGGAAAACGAACTGTTAATGGGTACTGGCGCTACCGGTCATATGACTGGTGTTACCGTTGGCGCTACTGCCGTAACCGCTGCAGCAGCTGCTGCCATTTCCGCTGACGACCTGATTGCTACCCAGATGGCTGTAAAACAGCAGTACCGTGATTCCGCTGATGCTTGCTGGATCATGAACACCGCTACTTTCACCGCCGTCCGCAAACTGCAGGCCAACAACGAATACCTGCTGGCTCCTGACTTCCGTGCTGGCTTCGGCTACACCCTGTTAGGCCATCATGTATACGAAACCGACGCTCTGGAAAACATCGCTGCCGGTAAGAAGGTTGCTGTATTCGGCGACTTCTCCGGTCTGGCAGTTCGCATCACTCCGGAAGTGCAGGTACAGGTTCTGAACGAGCATTTTGCTGCCCAGCATGCAACCGGTCTGGTAGCCTGGGTAGAAGCTGACTCCAAGGTAACTGAACCCGACAAACTGGCCGTTCTGAAGATGAAAGCTTCCTAATCATGGCGAAATATCTCTGCTTAGCAACATTCGCAGGGATGGGCTTTACCGGCCGGAAGGGTGGCGAGATTGACCTTGATGATAAGGCGGTCATCGCCTCCCTCATTTCAGACGGGTATATCAAGGCTGCCGAAGCAGAAGTGGTAGAAAAGCCTGCACCCGCGAAAAAGAAGACGACAACGAGGAAAAAAGCGACCAAAAAGGAGGGATAAAACATGGTTGTCACTGACTTAACAGTTGCTATCATGAAACAATACCTCCGCATTGACGCCAGCGATACCACGGACGACACACTGCTGGGTTATATCCTGGCGGCGGCTGTCGAATACTGCAAAAGCTACACGGGGCTGACCGACGAGGAGATGGATGCCTATGAAGACATTCCTCTTGCGGTGCTGGCCCTCTGCGCTGATATGTATGAACTCCGGCAGGCGACCACAACGTCCCTGCAGGTGAATCCTACCACGCTGCAGATACTTTCGCAGCATTCTGTGGCGCTGTTGTAAGGTGGTGACGATATGCTGAGAAGAACCGGCAGACTCGCCACCATGTTGAACCGCAGAGTTACGTTTTATCATAACGTCCGGTCAGATGTGCGCGACGCCCTTGGGCAGTTTCCCACGGTTGACGCGGTATATGCCACGGTATGGGCCGCGGTGCTGCCACAGACCGGGAGCCTGCTGTCCGGAAGGACTGCCGAAACGACACTGAGCAGAACCACCCACAAGGTGATCACCCGGTACCGTAACGACATTACCCCGGACATGTGGATAATGGTTGACGGCGTAAGATATAACATTTTGTATATCATGGATCCAAATCTTGACCATGAGCGGCTGGAGATATTCTGCGAGGTGGTTATATGACAGCAATGGAATTTAACTTCTCGCAAATCACAGGATACAACCGGCAAATACTGGAAGGGCTGAAAAACAGCCCCAGAGAGTTCGACCGGTTCCTGAGTTCGGCTGCCGGCCAGATGCGGACGTTCGCCAAAAAGACGACCCGGAGCGCCACCAAGAAGAAAACGGGCAATCTGCTCGCAGGAATTGGTAAGGACAAGCCTTATGAGTACCAGCCCGGCGACCATCAGGTGCGCGTGTACAACAAAGCGCCTCATGCGTGGCTGGTAGAACATGGTCACCGTATCGTCATTGGCAAGACCGACACCGGCAAGAAAGCGGAAGGCCGTCATCCGATGGGGCAGGCGGCCACCGGGTTCGCCGAATGGTTCGAAGGCCGGGCGGATAACTTTGTTGACCGCTGGATCACCAAAAACTTTTTAGGTAAAGGGAGGTACTGAAAATGTATAGTGTAATCGACATTATCAAGGCCCTCTCTCTGCTTATTGAGGAGAGGTTCCCGGCATATCCGGTCAATGACAGAGACCTGACCGAGGGATTCGACCGCCCCAGCTACTTCATTGACGTGGACAGGGTGGAAACGACCGACCTGACC